TAGCTTCCATCCTGACGCGATTCTCGCCGCTGGGCGCCGGCAAGCCGAGTATGTGAACGCTGAAGAGGGGCGGCAAGTAGCCGGCGGCAGGCTTATCGCAGCGTTTCTGGAGCGCGGTGAGGCGACAGTGCGGGATCTGGGTGACATCTAGGCAGATAAGCCACGGGCGACTGCAGCGCGCTCTCCTCCCTCGCCTTGGGCAACAGGGCAGAGGCGGACTTCGAAGCCTGGAACGGATAGGTAAGGCTGACTGATTCGGATGTTCAGGCATCACCCAGCAGATATCTGCGCACACCCATCACACCGACACAACAACGCTTGGGGCCAGATTGCGCCAATGTGCTATTCCGCCCAAATTGAAGCCGCCTACCAGAAGCTGGTCCGCATGACCGGCGCCACGGTGTCGCTGCAGGAGTTCGCGGCACTCTATGTCCACGACCCGGGCAAGAAGCGACCCAAGACCCCGAAGGCGATGGATGATGCGTTCCGCGCCGGAACCAGCGCGGTGGAGCGGGCAGTTTGGGCTGAGATCCAGCAATGGAATCAGGCCGAGGGCGCTTTGCTGGAGCAGGAGCTTTTCGCCAATCGGAAGCGTTTGGCCGATGCAGAGCGCTCTCTGCAGACCAAAGAGACGAAGAAAGCCCGGGAGGACGTCAGGATCGCCGGAAATAAGATCGAGCGTGCCATGGGCAAGCTTGGCGACCTGAAGCGGTCCGAAGGCAAGGATCGGGACAGCCGCATCTTCCCCGGCATATACGCCCCGGTGATCATCTCCGAGGGCGGCAAGCTGGTCATCAAGCCCATGCGCTACCTGTGCCGCTTGGCCGGGAAGCCGGCCAACTACGACCAACGCTTCCCTGGCACCTACAACGCCCGCCGCGACAGCTTGGAGAAGTTCTGGGCGCCGGCCTTCGGCCACACTCACGCCTTGATGGTGGTCGACACCTTCTACGAGAACGTGGAGGGGGCGGACGGTAAGAACCAAGTCGTGCAGTTCACCCCGCGTACGGGCGATCCGATGCTGGTGGCATGCCTGTGGTCGCACTGGGTGGATCCGGCCGGTAAGGAGCCCGATCTACTGTCCTTCGCAGCGATTACCGATGACCCTGAGCCCGAGGTCGCAGCGGCTGGCCATGACCGAACGATCATCAATATCAAGCCCGAGCACGTCGATGGTTGGCTCAACCCCAACCCGGCTGATCTGAGTGCGCTTTACGCGATCTTCGACGACAAGCGGCACCCGTTCTACGAGCACCGGGTGGCGGCGTAGACCGAAGCGACATTCTCCCGCACTAAATCCAAGGAAAAGCCAGTTTCGCCCTTGACTGCGCACTCGCTTTCGACGGGTCCAGACCGTTCGTCGGACGCCTTTCCAGCCCGGTCCTTGCGCCGCAAGGGATTAGGGAAATTCACTACATTTGGCGTTGACGACACTTGGTCGCCCCCCTATCTTGTGGCCGTCGGTTCCGACCACGCATATTGAAAAAATTGCAAGTTGGGAGGCGACAAAAAAAAGGCTCGAGGTTCCGTCTAAAGAAATCCTCGAGCCGTCTATCACATCAACCCCAGTCTATGGACTTGGGCAGTACCATGATTCGCGCCAACGATTCATGGAAAGCAATCAGCTATTTCCAACAAGGGGATAGCTAATTGCTGTCGGCGATCATAGCGCTTTGCTGGCGAACGTCAACCTGCTCAAGTTCACATTCTGCTCAACCGAGTTTTTTCGAAATGAGCGAATTTATCGATAAAAAAGCCGTTTTCACGGCATTACACCCCGTCAAGGTTGGCGGTCTTCACGCTATCGATTCCGCGTTCCAGGCACCTGTCGGAATCGCAACCATCGTTAGCAATTCGGCGTCCCATGGCCTGCCAAAAGCGTGGCTCTTGGCAGCACCGGTCGCTATCGTCGCGGACGGGGTCCGGTTCTTCACCCCGACTGAGCTCGGGCGGCGGCTCGGCATCTCGGCTCAGGCATTCAACCGCCTGCTGATGGAACATGGCCTTCAGGAGAAGCGCGACGGGCAGTGGTGTCCCACCGACGCCGGCAAGGCCTTCAGCGTGCTGCTGCAGGTTCACAAGAAGCAGCTCGCTGGCACGGACGTGCACCAGCTGAAGTGGAAGGAAAGCGTTCTGGCGCAGCTGGACGACCTTACCTGATGTTGACCCCTGCGGCCGCCATCTGGCGGCCGCAGGCTACAGACGTGGTCAACAGCCCCTGCATCAGCACCGCGCCGGCGGAATCTCGTGCACGGAAGTCGTGTAGTTCGGCGAGAGCATGTGCTGCCGCATGCCCCAAGCTGGCCGCGCCTGCCAACCCGATGCGCCAAGGCCGGCGGTGCCGCGCCCGAACTTCTGGTTGATCCGGTCCATGGTGGCCATCAGCCTCTCGTTGCCGACCACCGTCGGCCCGAACAAATCCGCCTGCAGCTCATCCGGGCGGGCCAAGTCGAGCAGCGCCACGCCTGCCTTCTTGTATCCGATGCCATCGCGGAGCAGACCGCGCAGCAACTTGCGCACGACACCCAGCACAATCGTGGTGTCCGCGGTTGATGCAGGCAGGCCAACAGTCCTGCTTGCGTTGTGCTGCCGCAGCTCTGGCCGGAACACGTCGGAATGGGCGAACACCCAAACGCCGGCGGTGACCAGGCCCCGGGCGCGCAGCTTCTCGCATGCGCGCACAGCGAAAGTGGCCAGCGCCTGGGCAACTGCATCGTGGTCTTCCACACGGTCTGCGAACGATCGGCTCACCATGATCTGCTGGCGATCCGGCTCCATTTCCTCCAGCTCCAAGCAGGGATGCCCCTGCAGCTCGCGCTGGGTGCGCGCTAGCGTTACCCCGAAGACGGCTAGGATGTCGTCCGCCGGCGCATCGCGCAGCGCAGCGGCGGTCCTGATGCCAATGGCTTCCAAGCGCGGCGTCAGTCGGCGCCCTACACCCCAGAGATCCCCGACGGGAAACGTGCGCAGCACCGCGTCGCGGTAACGGGGGGCCGCGAGGTCGATCACGCCGTCGGCGCTCTTGGCCACCTTGTTGGCCAGCTTAGCCAGCGTCTTCGTGGGTCCGATGCCGATGCAGTTGGGAATGCCGGTCCATCGGTGCACACGCTGCCGCAGATCCCGGGCGAACCGCCCACGGTCCCGCACACCCTCCAGGTCGATGAAGCTCTCATCGATGCTGTAGACCTCCACTCGGGGTGCGGCCTCCCGCAGGATGGAAACGACCCGAGCGCTCATGTCGCCATACAGGCCGAAGTTGGCCGACCGCATCCGCAGCCCGTGGTGGCGCACGAGGTGTTTCAGCTCGTGGGCCGGCTGGCCCATCTTGATGCCCAAGGCCTTGGCCTCGGCCGAGCGCGCGATCGCGCAGCCATCGTTGTTGCTCAGCACCACCAGCGGCACGCCTCGCAGTGCCGGCTGAAAGACGCGCTCGCAGCTGGCGTAGAAGTTGTTGCCGTCAACGAGCCCGAACATGTCCACTCCGGCGCTTGATCTGGCGGACGACCCCCACGACGGCGAATACTTCAACCTCAGTGGGTTGCTCAAGCACGATGGGCGGGAAGTCGGGGTTGGCCGAGTGCAGCTCCATGTGGCTCTCGAACAGCTGCAGCACCTTGCAGCTGGGCTGGTTCCCGTCCCAAATGGCAATGACCAGGTCACCGGCCTGCGGGGTGACCGACCGGTCCACCACCAAGATGTCCCCGTCGCTTACGCCGGCGCCACTCATTGACCAGCCATCGGCGCGGTAGAGAAAGGTGGCGGCCGGGTTGCGCACCAGGAGGCGGTGCAGGTCGATGGCCTCGTCCATGAAGTCGTCGGCCGGCGATGGGAAGCCCAGTCGGGCGCGCGCTGAGGCCAGAGGAACGAACTGGGCTGGGCCGTCTATTACGGCCGGGCCCACGGGCAGGGCCAAGCTGTGCGGGTAGGGGAGGGACTGCATGGGCGTACTCTGCGAGCGGCATGTCTCACAATTCGAGACAGCCCCAATGTTAGTACAATTACTA